TTATAGGTGACTTTTGGGGCCGACAATCTTTGGGAAGACGTATAGCCGCATATCGCTTTCTTGATAGCGCCCACCCACTGTCTTGCTGTATATTGCGTGATCCAGCACAGTTCGTAACAGTGCATTCTTTTCGTCGGGCGAATCCAGTGCAGGGTATAGCTCCAGCACATGCTTGATTCTTGGAACCATGGACTTGCGGGTGTTTTCCGCTTCTCTGATTGCAGATAGATGGGCGGACAGTGCTTTTATATTAGCTTCCGCTTCTGCTGTACGTCCTGCTAAAACGCGCGAGCGTTCCAAAAATACTTCCTGCGTATAAGTGCCTTGTTCCAACAAATCGTACAGGCTGCCTTTCTGCTTTTGCAGTGCGGCCAGATCCCGATTGGCTTTGGCAAGGTTGCGTTCTGCGGCCTTGATTCCCGAATCATCGGTATTTGATGGTTCGGGGAGTTGTATGCGATAGCCACGCAACCAGTCTTGCAGACAGCCAAGCAAGGTCGATTCCACAACCGACCGAAGACTGCTAACAGTCGGACATTTTGCCGTTGGACAAATTAGCATAGGGGATTTTCCTTTTTTGTGAATCTGCACCATAGATCGCCCGCATGTGGAACAATAGACCAACCCGGCCAGCGGATTTGTAAGTTGTTTATTATTTGGCACAGGCGCGTGGCTGCGGCTGGATATAACCGATCTGGCAGCTGCCCAAGTATCTTCGGAGATAATGGGTGGATGTACCCCCTTGCGCAGCGGCATGTCCTGATTGACGGGCGCTGTAATAACAACCTTGCCGTCTACCATTTGTTTTTTTACTGGGCGATAAGACCAGCGGAGATACCCGGCATAGGTTGGGTTTTTAATAATGTCCCGAACGGCGGTGGCCGTCCACTTGATTCCGCCGGGTGATAAGACGCCACGGGCATTCAGCAAATTAGCTATCCCGGTGCTGCCTATTGGCTCCGTGGTTCCGTCTGGTTGGGGATCTCCGACCGTATAAAGCCTAAAGATTTCATGGACGGTTTCCGCTTGCGTTGGGTCTATCTCCAGCGTATAACCGCGCTGATGCGGTATTTTGACCTTGCAATAGCCATAGGGTGCTGTACCGGCAATATATTTCCCTTCGTTTAACGATGCCATGCGGCCGCGCTGGAGACGGCGGTTGATGGCCTTATATTCTCGGCGGGACATAAACAGGCCAAACTCAAAATACTCCTCGTCAGCCTCGTCGGATGGGTCGTAAATTTTATCCGGTGTGATTATTTTCGTTTCTGAATATTGAAAGGTTTCTGCCACCGTTCCTTGATCTCGGGTGTTGCCTCTGGCCAGACGCGGGACCTCCATCACCAACACTCCGGCATACTCTCCCGTTTCCACAGCAGCCAGAAGTTTTTGCATCTCTGGCCTCTCTGCAATTGTATCGCCGCTGACGACCTCCTCGAAGATATAGGCTATTGTATAGCCATGCTGCTTTGCAAGGGCTAGCAGCGCGTCTCTGTGGCGCTGGAGCGTATCAAAATTACCGGTTTGCAGTTCCTTGTCCTGATCCTGTCGCGACTTACGGAGATAGATTAGATATTGATCCATGGGGCCTCCTATGGTTAGCGCCGCCCGGAAGGGCGGCGCTTTTGGTTACTGTTGAAAACTTAGATCAAACGTGTAGTCTTGCACATCTTCGTCCCAGTCAGCTGAGCTCGCTTCCATAATCAACTGGAATGCACTTGCTTCAATCGCAGGGAAAGTAATAACGCCCTCTGTTGTTATGCCAGGGCGCAGATCAGTCTGAATTTCTGGGTAGTCTGCATCATAATTTGCCACGTAGTCGTACTGCTTCCCATTTTGCAGAATTATTGCATTGAACGAATAGAGGCTGAATGTGTCCTTTCCGTTGTTTGTAATAGAAATATAAGCTCTGGTTTCCTTGTCGGCAAGCTCAACTTTCTGGACAGTTACAGAATACCCAAATTGATCCTGTGTGGGAACACCGGCTGTTGCTACGCTCTGTGTCGGAGCTATAGCGTCTTGGTAAGACGTTTTAGTGACAGAGGTTGCTTGAATAGCGGGAGCGATAATTTTTCCGCCTACCATGTTCTCGCCTTCAAACGTACCTGCTACTTTACCACAAATCTGAACATAATCATTTGCACTTAGGTCGAAACTCGGATCACCATATGACACGACCGTATTTAAATCGGATCTAGCAGGATCACCCCACATTTGAAAATATATCGCGTCTCCTTCATACTCTACTGTGCCAAAAACTTGACCGGTAATTTCTACGTATGAACCCTCAAAACTTTCTGGACTCGAATACATCTGCTTAATCTCTGAGGCAGTTAAAGGCACTGCTCCAGTAGATGTATTTTCTGCGGATAGAGTGCTGGAGGAATGGGACTCGGAGTCAGGGGTAGATCCGCATGCAACCATAGTTGCGGCCAATAGCAATGCCAGTACAAGAGACATTAGCTTTTTCATCTTTTCCTCCTCGGTGCCCAAATCGGACACTCTTATTTTGAAATCCCAGCCATATTGTCATCTACTGCGTCCCAAAAGTCGGTTTCGTTAACAATCAGGACTGACTCGCCGGCCTTGCGCAGTCTCACAGCTTCTTCAATTTTTCTTCCATAACAGGCATAGGCCCAGCACGGATTACCTGCATTTCCGACTATCAAATAATTAGTCTTAGCTGTGACAGCAGATTTTACAATGCCACCCAAACTTTGTACCGCCGTAGCCATTTCAGCCCGCTTTGCCCGGTAAGATTCTCCCGTAAAACAAAAAGTTCTATCTTCAAATTCAATGTCTGGACAAAATGCACAGATTCCTGACACAGTATATTTTTCCCTTAGGTTTGAAAAGTCAGCCTCGGAAAGATTATAGGATGATGTGAAGTCAATGACGTTTCCAAAAAACGCCATCAATTCTTCGCGCTCTTCAGTCGTAATCTTTTTGTCGGCAAGCACAGTATGCAATAGGCTGTTGATCTCATCGAAAGGATAGGTTCCAGCCAGAAACTCATTGGCATCTACCCAAGACTTTAGCGTAGAAATTTCTTTATCCCCTAAATCACCGTCGGCCATAATGCCGTGGATCATACCGGAAAGGAATTGAATGGATGAAGTAACCTCGTTGTAGTAGGAACTGTTGTCGGCAAAATTATTACACAACCACAGGATATCCTTGGATTCATCTTCGGTGATTACACCGTCAGCACACGCAGCTTCAACCACCGGGAGCAACTCAGAAAATGGGTGCCGATCATTCAAGTGCGTATGTAATTCGCACCAGTTGATTAATTCTGTGATTTCCTTACTGCCTATTTCAGTATCGGAATTAATCCCTGCAACAAGGCCACGCAAAGTATTGACGGCCTTGTGCAATTCGGCGGGCTTTGTGAATTTGCGATATTCTTCAAGTTCTTTCATAACCCATCCTCCCGTGTGCCCAATTCGGGCACATTTATTTATTTCGCCGCCCGGCGATAGATCAAAAAAATAAATCTGCCGCAAGATTTCCATGGGTATACCAGCAGACGGCCTTGCGCATAAAGTCCTCGGTTACTCCGAAATGCTCTGCCAACGACCAGATATCGGTCCGGCCATCAGCAATGGCATCATCCAGTTCGTCCACGGGGACAAGGCGGTTGATGGCCCACTTGTCGGCCTGATGCTCGTGCTTTTGGCGGACATCCAACGCCGCCTCCTCGCAGTAAAAGCTGCCGGTTTCGCAGTGCCCCAGCTCATGGGCTAAACATACCTTCTCTTGTTGGATAGTCGACATCTTCCACGGGTCGACTGCAATGCTGTACGACCCGTCATCCAGCGGAACAGACAGCGACGCAGAACGCTGCATCGGAAACCAGTCTACGCCAATGTCCCGCTGCTCCGCAAACTTGTATAAGTCAACGGGATCATTTGTCATGTTTCTGCTTCCTCCGCTGCTCCAGCTTGTACTGCATGTAAGACCGGGCATCATCCCAAAGCATATCCATTTCTTCTTTGCTCAGGTCTTCGGCACCCTCAAAAAACGCCGCCCGGATATGCTCCGGTTTGACTGCGCCCGCTCCGGCTTTGGAGGTGGTCGCTTTTTTATCTGATTCATTACCGTACAAAAGATATTGCGGTGTAGTGTTTAATTCTTCTGAAATTATCTCCAATCGTTTCACATAACTAGCTGACTTACGCCGTCTCCACTCACTCACTACTGATGCTGTTACCCCAATTTTTGCAGCAAATTCACGCTGCTCCTGATACTTCTCATCTACAAGTTCAAAGATGCGGTCAACTATATCCAAATTAATCACCTCAATTTAAACAAAATGCAAAGAACAAAATTAGGTAAGTTTAACAAAAAACGTAAGTTCGGGAATTCACGATTGACAATCGTAAAAATTACGATTATATTATAGCTACAAGTTAACAAGCCTCAAGTTACTGTGAGCGGTGCAAAAGTAACTATAAGGCAATATTACCACAAGGAAACAAATGTTTCAAGACATACAGAAAGGAGAAATTATGAACCGAGTAAAGGAATTGCGCATTGCCGCAAAAATGACACAGGCAGACCTCGCGAAACAGCTTGATATCACAACGCCCAGCATCACGAAATGGGAGCAGGGCCGCTCGAACCCGGAGCTTGCCAATGCATTCAAGTTGGCTGACATCTTTGGCGTTACGCTTGATTACCTGCTGGGTCGCAGCGCCAGTGCGTGAGGCTCGGCGGCCTATGAGACCAGTATATCCCAGCGATAGGAGGAAGACCACGATGGAAAATAGCGTGCTGCCTTATGGACCGTCCCGAAAGTTAGCGGGTTATACGCAGGAACGTGCAGCAGAAAAACTGGGCATCTCATGCCGATGCCTGTGTGACTATGAGACGGGAGTCCGACCTGTCCCAAACCAGATCGCCGACCTGATGGTTATTGCATACAATGACCAAATGCTGGCTGTGCAACACCTGCGGATCTCAGCCCCGGCGGTCAACGACATACTTCCGGATTTTAGACCAGGTCTGCCATTTGGGCAGACAACCCTAAGATATTACCGGTTGATGCATGATTTTATAACCAACTACGATAAGGCCGCGCTGCTGATGCTGATAGCCGAGGATGGTATGGTAGACAAGCAGGAGTCCCAAGCGTATGAAAAGATCCGGCTCCAAATGCGCGAGATCACGGCGGCCGGGCTGGAAGTTGAATACTCGGATAATAGTGGAAACCACGCATAGACCAGTCTTTTTTTTAGTACATTGCGGTGAGGTGATGATTATGGCAATGCTGGGTACGTTCCCCTTTGTCCCCAATATGGACGACTGCAAAATGGTGGTACAAGCCGACGGGGCTGTCTGCTACATAATGGATACCTGCTGCCGCAATATGACTCCAGAGGTTAAGGCACAAGCTGATCAGGAGATCGTTGACATCTATATGAGGTCGGCGATGCGCCGGAAAATGAAAGGCTCTGCCTAAGCAGAGCCGATGGACAAGCATAGAGAGGAGCGGCATGAAAAAGTACAAAAGAAGACCGCCCATGGTTGCACCCATGAGCGGTCCGGTTCAGGGCCTCACGACCGAGAACGATTACAAAATTATTATATCACAACCGGTCGAAAATGCAAGCCCTGTTTTCTGCGGAAGGAGGTGTGACCTCCCGTGAGTGGATGGACGCTTGCATTTGTTGCGATCGGTGTTGCGTGGTGCGTTGGGCAGCTGTTTCGGCTGCTGGACGCGATCGAGAGAAAGGGGATGCGGAAGGATGCCTGAAATTACGGAAAAGCACCTGAAAGATATGGCGGACGACTGGAATGCGGAGACTAACGATCCGGATACGGAGGAGTGGCGTGAGGATCTGACACCGGAGGAGGCGCGAATCGTCAGAGACTGGGACAATGGCTACGCCATCGGGATGCATAATCTTTGCCGGGATATCATGGCGCTTTATCAGGAGGGTGAGCACCATGGCTGAGAGTATTATCCGTGGAAAACGCCAGGGCTTTACGGTCCTATACAATTCCGTGCTGATGGACAATCGGCTGGACCTGAAGACCAAGGGTCTGTTTGCCATTGTACAGTCCTTCCCGGAGGACTGGGAATACAGTGTCAGCGGACTGGCTGCACGGGTCGGAATCGGGCGCGACAGTATCCGTGGATGCCTACGTCAGCTGGAGGATGCAGGCTATCTTCTGCGAGAGCAGCCGCACGGTGCACACGGTCATTTTGCAAGGACAACGTTCGTTTTTCAAGAGCAAGCACCGGGCCAAAAGTCACCGTTGACTGAAAAGCCGTCAACGGTAAAACCGTCAACGGCTGAACCGTCGCCGGTGAATCCGACACAAGTAAATAAACACTTAAGTAAAGAAACAAAAGAGAAAGCCCCCATACCCCCGGCGCGTGAGTTTGTAAAGGACCTACCGCCAGATATATGCCGACGTATTCTGGAGTATTCCCCAAATGACACGGGACTGCAACAGGCCATCCTCGACCTGTTGGAGAATCGGAGTGTTGCAAACAAGAAACCTGTCAAGACCATGCGGGCCATGGATGGGATTCTCCGGGATCTGGACAAGCATTCGGGCGGCCAGCGTGATCTAAAACTCCGGCTGTTGGATAAGGCTATCAAGTGCAACTGGCTTACCGTTTACAAACTGAAGCCTGACGAAATGCCGCTGACAACCCCGGTATCCGACGGCAGCGAGGAGGGTGAGATTGATGGAATTTAACAAAGCCATGGAGATTGCAGGCCGATATCTTGGGTTTGCCCCCCACGATATGGACCCAACCGCCCCACAGGGCCTTTGGATTTGCGATAATCTTGTGACCAGTTCTACCATTCACGCCAACGCTGTGTGCATGGGTACTGGCTGCGACTGGGACGATATCGTCAAGTGTCAACCGTTTTTTGCGCATTTCCCGTACATCGTAATTGTCGCACCAAATGCCATTGCCCGCGAGGAAATGGTCAAGGAACTTCACCCGCGCCTTTCCGGTTCCTGCGTTTACGTCGCCACAGATGCGGGGTTTCGTGGTTGCACATCCATGGTGGACTACGTCAAGCGCTACGGCGATCAGAAAATCGTAGAAATTCTGGAGGGTTCGCTGGAGTTGCCTGCCTACGGCCTAGTTCGGCTGGCAGATGTCCAGCGTCGGGACCTTTCCAATGTTCCCCGTACACTGTCGGGCTTTAAGCGGCTGGATCAGGGCATTGGTGGATTTTTTGCCGGGGAATTATCCGTCTGGACTGGCGTAAACGGCTCCGGAAAGAGCACGATCCTAAGCCAAATTTTGCTGGAAAGCATGAACCAGGGGCATACAGTGTGTGCCTACTCCGGGGAACTTCCTAAGGAACAGTTCAAAGAATGGACACTGTTGCAGGCGGCTGGCCCGGATCATGTTAGATATGAAACCGATAAAGTGACGGGTAAGCGAATTGCTATTCCAGACCCCATTGCCAATAAACAAATTGACGAGTGGCTTGGTGATCGGTACTGGCTGTTTGACCTTGAAAAAAACACAACCCACAGCCCCGAAACCATCATCCGGCAATTTGAGGCTGCCAGAATGCAATACGGCGCAGATGTGTTTCTGGTGGATAACATCATGATGGTGGACTTTGATGGCGTGCGGGAAAAGGATTTTTACCGGGAGCAATCACGCTTTATGCGCACGCTGATCACCTTCGCGAAGCGCCGTAAAGTCCATGTGCATCTTGTAGTCCATCCCAAAAAAGATGGAGCAGATGGAAATGGTGTGTTGACAAAGGCTGACGTTGGCGGCTCCGGTGACATAACAAACCGACCGGATAACGTGTTTGCCATGAGCATCCGTTCCCGCGACGTTGACGGGAAGTTGGAGCAGCGTCCGTATCTTTCAATCTTAAAGAACCGTGACTTCGGAGCTAAGGGCGAGGTCTGGCTGGATTTTGATAAAAAATCACGACGCTTTTACCAGAATAGAACCGGAAGTCCGGATAAGCGATTCGGGTGGGACCCAGCCGGTCAGCAACTAACGTTGGAGGATGCGACCCCGGAGATTAACGAGGTATTCCCGGAGGCCCACGGATGAAAGTTGGAGACACCCTGCGCATTATCCCCACGTTTGACACCACCTACGGCATGCCGGACGATAATGTCCCACTGCCAGCCGTGGTCGTGTACATCCATCCGCAGCAGCGGTACTACCGCGTGCGGTATACAGCAGCCAACGGGGAAAGCTGGACGGAGACGTTTTCCTGCAACCCCTGCGAGCTGGACAGGAGAGGACGGAAGAACAAATGAGAACGATTGCAATTTTTAATCTCAAGGGCGGTGTGGGCAAGACCATGACCACCGCTGCCATGGCCGATTGCCTTGCCGCCGATCACGGAAAGCGTGTCCTGCTGATCGACGCAGACGCACAGGGCAACCTGAGCCAGTATTTTGGAGCGGAGGCGGAGGACGGAAGCGACCTGCTGGCGCTCCTGCAAGGCGAAAACGAGCATTACTACCCGGATTTTGTGACACCTGCCCGGAAAGGCATCGACATCATTCCAGCAGGCATGAGCCTGATGTACGCGGACGTGGACGCCATTAAGGACGGTCGCTGCAATATCAACGCCATCGAGGACTTGCGTGGAGCCATTGCGGAGGATGCAGCTCGTGGAGAGTCGGGCGCGTATGATTACATTCTGATCGACTGCCCCCCCGCATTCAGCGCCGCCAGCTCCGCAGCCTTGACTGCTGCGGACGCAGTGATTATCCCCATCCGGCTGGATGCCTTCTCCACTTCCGGCATGGCGGAGCTGATCACGCAGGTCAGCGCCATGCGCCGCATCAATGAGCGGCTGTGTGTTGCGGGGGTGCTGGCAACGCAGTACCAGCGGACACCAGAAGAAGATTTGGCATTCAACCTTCTGCGGAAAAATACCGTGCTGCCTATTTGCACCAGCAAAATCCGGCAGTCGTCAAGAGTAAGCGCCGCCACCTTTGCATGCGAGTCGTTGCTGTCGTTTAGCCCGCACTGCGGAGCGGCAAAGGACTATCGTAAGTTCGTGCAAGAGTTTTTAGACAGGGAGGGACCAATCAATGGCTAAGAAGACTGTGGACATTGCCGCCATGCTGGGCAAGCAGTTTGCAGATGTGCCCGAATTGGACACATCTGGTCGGGAACAGATCCGGTACATCGACATCGATCTGATCGACGACGACCCCAACAACTTTTACGCGCTGGACTGCTTGGATGAGCTAGCGGCCAACATCGAGCTGTGCGGCTTGCAGCAGCCGATCCGGGTCCGCGCCGGGGAGAGTGGGCACTATACCATCGTCTCCGGGCACCGCCGTCGGGCGGCTCTGCGCAAGCTGGTGGAGGACGGTCAGTCAAAGTACCGGGAAGTTCCATGCATCGAGGAGCGGGACAACGTTTCTCCTGCAATGCAGAAAATGCGTTTGATCCTTGCCAATATGGACACGCGCAAAATGTCAAGCGCGGATATCGCCCAACAGCAAATTGAACTTGAAAAAATTGCGCTTGAACTTGAATCTGAGGGTTATGAAATTAAAGGCCGAAAACGGGACTGGTTCTCTGAGATTTTAGGCGTATCCAAGAGCAAACTTGCCCGAATTAATGTGATCCGAAAAAAACTGATCCCCCTGTGGGCGAAACAGTATGACAAAAACAAGATTTCCGAGGACATGGCCTACGAGCTGGCCAAGCTGCCGGAAGACCACCAGCTGAAGTTGCAAATGTTGCAGGACGGCAAGTATGGCTGCTATGCCAGCACAATCAAAGAGTACGCTCCGGCATTGGCGTCGCTGGATGCCATTAAATGCCCAAATGGCGAGCAGTGCTGCACCAACGCCGATAATATGTGGTCGCGGATGCTAAAGCGTGATTATTGCACCAAACACTGTGATGGTCGCTATGGACGCAAAGCACAGTGCTGCAAGGGCTGCCCGGAGCTGTCGAAATGCAAATACGCCTGCCCCGCGTTTGCAGACGAGATTGCGAAAGAAAAGGCAGAAGCCAAGGCTGAGAGGCAAGAGGAAAAGGCAGCAAAAGAGGCTGCGGAGAAGGCACACATTGCTAGTGTCGCTGCAAGCTGGGCGCGCGTTGGCGCAGCTCGTAAGGCGGCAAAACTGAAAATGAATGATTTTATCAGGGGCATCTATGAACCCAATAAACCGGAATCGGCCTCTTATAGCGATTGGCGCGAAAAAGAATGGGCGAATCGTGAAAAGGGCGAGGGGATCACGCTAAGTGATCGGTGCTTTGGCGCAGATATCCTGAACAACGATGAACTTATCCGCGCGGCAGACATTCTTGGTTGCTCGCTTGACTACCTGTTGGGCCGTGTGGATGACCCGCAGCCCTTTACCGGCGAGTGGAAGTCCGCGCTGGAGGAGCGACCGGACGAGGGACGGTTTTTGTTTGTGTGCGATGGCTGTGGATGCGTGCAGCCGTCGGTATTTTGGCAGGGTGACTACATGGATGCAACGCCCCAGAGCGTCGCAAATAATCGGCTGAAAAACGTCGAATTGTGGATGTACCAGCCCGCTCTGCCGGACGGCATGAAGCACATGGGGCAGGAAACGCTGAATCAAATCATGAAGGATCGAGGTATGGACGTATGAGCATGGAGCAGTATGAAGCAAAACGGCAGTTTGTGACGCGGGAGCTGTCCCGCTGCATCTGCGCAGCGTATGGCGGTGTGAGCCGTCTGGAGTATGAGTATCACGAGGACGACGAGGAGGCCGTGATTATCCGCTTTGACAACGGCTATCACAAGACGGTCAGCGTCAGCGGCGACAGCCGGAGCGGCATCATGACGGACGTGATGATCGCTTTGTCGGGGGTGTAACATGGCACGGTGTACATGGGATGATGGACGCGGAAACTGGGGCGTCAAGGGCGTGGAGCTGGCGCAGCTCTCGCCCAATGCCTACGGTGCCCTATATAAGCTACATAACATTGAACGGATGGCGGAGGCTGTCCATGCGCAGCGCGATCCGGAGCACGCTTCCTATCTGCTGATGGACCTCCTGGAGGAACTTGGCCTGCATGGAGAGGTGCCGCATGCCGAAGCCTAAACCAAACTGCGGAGCTTGCCAAAAGCGCTACCCCGGATGCCACAACCCGGAAACCTGCAAGGATTGGCGAGATTATATTGCTGCAAAGGCAGAGTGGGACGCCAGAGTAAAAGCCACACGCGGTGTGGAAGGCATGATGTATGGTTACAAGGCTGGAATTTTGCGGGAATATACACGCGATAAAAAGCGAAAAGGGAGATGCCAAGATTGCTCAACAAAATTATCCTGATGGGTCGCCTGACGCGGGACCCGGATCTGCGCCGCACCGGAAGCGGCAATGCCGTGACATCCTTTTGCTTGGCCGTTGACCGGGACTTCAAGTCCCAGAGCGGCGAAAAGGAAACGGATTTCATTGATATTGTCGCATGGCGTACTACTGCGGAGTTTGTTAGCAAGTATTTCTCAAAGGGCCGCATGGCCGTGGTGGAAGGCCGCTTGCAGATCCGGGACTGGACCGACAAAGAGGGCGGAAAACGCCGCTCTGCGGAGGTCGTGGCCGACAACGTGTATTTTGGAGACTCCAAGCGCGATGTGTCCAATTCGGGCACATCTGCTCCATCTCCGGTGGATGCCCACTGTGAGCTGGCGGAAGACGAGGAGCCGGGCGAATTACCGTTTTGAGGGAGGCATGACGATGGAAAATGAAAAGCTGATTGCGGCAATGCGGTATTGCAATGCCGTTGTCAATGACACGGAAAATACGGGGCGTTGCAATTTCTGCCCGTACAGAGATCATTGCAGCGATTTGGACAATGAAGCCGCCGACGCGTTGGAACGCCTGACCGCCGAAAGCGCCGAAAAAGACGCGGAAATTGGGCGGCTGACAAACTTGGCACAGGATGCTCAAAAACAATGGAAAGCCGAGTATGCGATGCGCCGTAAGTTTGAGGCCGACCGTGACCGTCTGCAAGCGGAGCTGGATGCGGCGGTGGAGGATTTAAACGGAACCGGAGCGTGTTTTACCTGTAAGCACTTCCGACGGAATGGCGGGGATTGCTTTGGCGCGGGCAGGTGCCGCTTAGACGGCATTGAAATATGGCCCTGCAACGAACCGGGGGTTTATCGGGTGGAAGTGCCTGATGACGGGCGAAAGATGTACGAATGGCGCGGCCCACAGGAAGCCGGGAATGGAGTGGTGGAATGAAGAAGCTAGTAGTCGCCGGTATTACCGGAACAATTTACGACGCCGTATTAAGCAAAAATCCCGATATCATGACCGAAAATCGCACGGATAGAACCGATGAATGTATTCGAGCGGTTGCGGAACACATGAAGTCAAAGGCTGATATCAACAAAGAGCAAAAGGGGTTTTGGCAATACCGCTGGCCCGGAGTTGGTAAGCTCACGTGGGAAAACGAGGCCGCG